GAGTGGTCAGAGGGCGTCATTGAGCAGTTTCACGGTCATGTGTGGTTCTATCGCGATCTGTATGAAGGAAAGCACGCCGACCTGTTCCCTCGAGCAAAGAACCTGATCGATAAAGGCGAGATAACCGATCAGATCATGCACGGGCGTCATTTTGCACAGAACGTGCAGACGCCTTACATCATTGCTAACATATCAAAATTGATTCCGGAAATACCGGCGATGCTCGTGTCTCGTTCGATTGGGAAAATATCGTCTTCGATCCATTCGAGCGAGGAACAGAATGATGCAGCGAACGAGGAGACGGACGATCAGCTGGAAGCACCGCACGATGCCGAGAACAGCGAGATTGATGACCTGCAGCAGGAACTGATTGAGCAGATCGAAAAGAACAGTGGCTTGCAGATGGAGCACTGGTCGAACATTGTTCAGCAGCAAGTTGACGGCGGTCTTGTCGGTGTCGTGTGGAACGATGAACGCGGGCTGAGAATCGAAACCAAGCAACGTGATGTTTATTTTCCACATGAGGATGGATTAGGCGCTGATCTTGCTTATCAGCGAAAGATTGGCGAAGACTTCTACTTGCACATTTATCGTGAACGTGTCGAAGATGGCGGGCTGCTTGCTACGAACTTACTGTACAAGATCGACGAGTTGAGCGTACATGACGAAAAGAAAGCTGCTGGCGGATTTGATTCGAGTGGAATCGGTAATTACTCGCAAGCAATCGCAGGTCAACTTAAACCGGTGGATAATGAAACAGCAATGGAATTGCTTGAAATGGACGAGTTGGAGACCTTTTATCCTGGGCGCAACCGTCCATTTATTGTGTACTGGCCAAACGATAAGACGTTCATGCATCCGCTGGGTGTATCGTGTCTCAAAGGTCAGGAAGGCAAGCAGGATGAGATCAATTGGTCACTGACACGTAATGCCATTGTGTATGAACGCAATGGAAAGCCAAGGATAGCAGTCAGCAAAGAGGTCATGCAAGCGTTGCAGGATAAGGCACTTGATCGCTACGGAGACGAGAGCAAGATTGATCATCGAGACCTTGAAGTCACAACGTTTGATGAAAACGGCAAGGCTCTGGAAGTCATTCAGATTGACATCACGAAGATTGGTGACGTTGCTTGGGTGAAAGACCTCGAACGGCAGATGCTTGCTGAGACGCAGACGTCCGAGAAGGCTATTGACTTGTTCTCAGAGACAACACAAGCGCAGTCGGGCATTGCAAAGTATTATGATCTATTCGTGTCGCTGTGCAAGGCTGAACGCTTGAGAAACGAGTATGTATACTTCTTGAAGCAATTGTTTGAGAATTGCTTGTGGCTCGCCAATCAAGAGGATTCGGCAGTACAAATCGAACAGCCTGAAATTGCCTTGAAAGAAATGTTCCCGATCACGAAAACGGAACTGATCACTCAAGGTGTGGCGGCACATACAGGCGGTGGTTCGTCGCTCGAAACGCTTGTGCGAACCATTAACCCGGATTCATCGGAAGAATGGATTCAGGAAGAAGTTCAGCGGATAGAAGCTGAGAAGCAGAGCGATGATAGTACATCACTGGCACAAGGACGAGCGAACCTCAGTAACTACTTGGATAACAGGGGTGAGGACGGGAAGCCGACTGAAGGGGATGAAGGATAATGTCTCCTGACAAGCTGATTGATTACTTCTCATTCGTGGTTCAAGATATCCTGTCTCAAGTCGGTTCGGCGGATGATTTGCAGAATGACGCGAATGCTCTTGATCTGATAAACTCCATTCTCAAGACGCTCGACAGGCTGAAGATAACTGTTTCCGATGTCATACCGGAACAGGTGCTTAATGCCTATTTCGGCGGTGTGGATGAGGGAACAAAACGGCTGATTGAAGCAGGACTTAAGATCAAGAAAGCGTCCGCGCTGACGAAAGACGGCAAGGTACGGAAAGAATTTCAATCGCCGGTGCATCTCGAAGCGGTGCAGAACATTGTCGAAGACACGATGATGGATCTGCAAGCGGCAATTCGAACGGCGAAGAAGAGTGCGAAGGCGAGCATTGATGGCGCTCTGAAAGCTGTTAAGAAAGATATAGCAAATGGCTTAATCGTAGGCGATCCACGCAAGGTTATACAAGCGCGGGTCGCTAAATCATTTGCGGAGAATGGGCTGACCTCGTTCGTTACGAGCGATGATAAGCGATTGCCGTTGGATTTTTATTCGCAGACTGTTGTGCGGACGAAGATGAGGACGGCGAACACTCAGGGGGCAGTCAATAGGTACTCTGAAAATGATGTGACGTTGGTCAAAGTGGATGAACATCAGCCGACTTGCCATGTGTGTGCAGGCTATGGTGGCAAGGTATTTTGTCCCGATGGTAGTGATAAACGGTTTCCGGATGGGCCGTTGCCACCGTACCATCCAAACTGTAGACATACTGTTGCTCCATATGTCGCTGATTTTCATTCAGAGGGTGAGATTCAGTCAGAGATTAACAAATGGAAGAACTTTAAACCAGATAAAGATGTTCGCTCCGCCTCTCAGAGAAAGGCATACGAGAAAGAGCAAGAGATTCGCAGGATTGCGAATCAAGAGAAGAAAATGTTTGCTCGGTATCAGATGGTGCTTGGACCTGACTGTCCTAAGACAATAGGTGCTTTCCGTAGAATGAAACGTCAAAACACAGTCCGATTCCAAGAATTACAAAGCGAATACCGCAGCATCATGCAGGGGATATCCCGGAAAGGATAAAGGTGATCCTTCCTATCTCGTCCTGAGCACGGACGTTAAACAGGCTTATTTATTTTGTCCAAACCGTGCTGATGACATTAAAAGCTGCATGAGATACGGCGCCTGCAGCCTTGAGCAGAGGGGGAAACAAGATGATCGCATTACTAAAAACTTGGATCAGAATGATCGTTGCACTATTTCGGGTACCTACTGCCCAACCAGTAGAGGAACTGCCGTACAAACTGAATCTCCAATACTTTTCCGGAGAGGACGGAGACGACGATGAGGATGGCGATGATGGCGACGATCAGGATGATCAAGACGGTGACGAAGACGAGGATGACCAGGACGATGAGCAAACGCTTGAACAGATGATCAAAGATGATCCGAAACTCAAGAAGCAGTTCAATCAGCTGTTTAAGAACAAGTTCGATAAGCGGCTGAAAGGTGTCGACTTGAAGAAAGCCAAGGAACTGCTTGCCAAAGAGCAAAAGAACCAGGACGACAAGAAAGATGAAGGAAACGACGAAGACGATGCGAAGACAGCTAACCTGCAGCTGAAACTGGATCGCAAAGCGAAACGGTTGTCCGTGAAGGAATTCGCCGCTGACCATGGCCAGAATCCGAAGTTAGTTGCACGGCTTATCGACCTCGACAAACTCGAACTGAATGAAGACGGTGAGGTAGATCCGGACGATCTCGAAGAAGCGTTTGACGCACTGGAAGACGAGTTTCCGGATCTTTTTGTTGCAGATGACAGTGACGATGAAGACGAGGACGAAGATGAGGTGCCCAGGCACAAGAAAAAGAACTCAGGTTATCGTCCCGGATCCCGTCAACGTGGCAACAAGAAACCTAAGCATGATCCGTATGAATCCGGCAAGGCACGAGCTCTTGCTCGGCACAAGAAGGAGGAATAATTCATGAACTTACAACCACGATTTGACACGATTTATGGTCAAAAAGAATTCATGCGTAATACGCAAGGTATGGAAGTGAAGACAGGTGGTGCAACACTAGCAGCGGCTGATTTTACCGCAGGAGCCTATGTGAAAGCCGGTACCGCTGTTTTTAAAGATGTTGATGGTCTCTATCACAAGGTAGTGGCTGAAACACCTGCAACAATGATCGGTGCCGGTTTGACCATGCACGATGTGAAAATTTATACCGGATCCAATCCAATCGTTGGTATCCTGGCAGCTGGACACCCGCTGGAATCCAAGTGCACGGGTGTAACAGCGAACTTTAAGACGGCTACAGCTGGCCGTATTGTATTCGATATCTAATTTTGAATTATTAGGAGGAATGAGAAATGCCATTACATCTTGATGAATTTCAAGGAGCAGAATTTCAAGGCTACGTGGAAAACGTACCACCGGCAAGAGTTTATCTATTAAGACGCTTCTTGCCACAGAAACCGACAAGTGACATTGATTTCACATACAACATCATTACTGGGAAATACGCACAGGCTGCGTCAATCACCGGCTTCAGTGCATCGGCGCCACTTCGTGACACGAAGGAACTGCAGAAAGCTTATGCTTCCGTTGCAAAGATTCAGCATATGTTCCGTTTGGACGAACGACAGATTTTGAAGTTCAACGCTCCTCGTAACGATGAAGAGAAGCGTCAGGCGGTGGATTATGTTTACCAAAACACGGATGATCTGATCGCTGGTGTGGATGATGTGGAAGAATTTCTGCGCGCTCAAGCGCTTTATCATGGCGTGCTGCAATATGACGACACAGAAAACGATGTTCATATCAACGTTGATTTTGGTGTGCCGGCAGAAAACAAGTTGACTGCAACGACACCATGGAGCCAAGTGCAGGAAGCATCACCATTGGACGACGTCACTGCTGCGGTTAATCAATTCAAGACGGAGAACCAGCGCAAGAAACCAGTTATCTTGCACCTAACAAGTGCCACTGAAGCGCTGCTGCTCAAAAACGATCAGATCAAATACCAAGTCTATGGCAACCCAACGGACAAACGATTGCTGACGAAACAAGACTTGGCAAACGTCTTCTCGTCTCTTGGACTGCCGCCTTATGAGATCAACGACGATGTCCTGAACCTCTACGGAACTGGCGAAATTGCACTTCTGGAAGACAGCAAGTTTGTCCTGCTCGGAGAGAATTTAGGCAGCACCATGATCGGGCCAACGGCTGAAAAGAATTTCCAGTCCGGCAAGTTCGTGAAGCCGAAGATCGAGGAAGATCCACCGCAGGAATCCGTTCGTGTTGGTGAAACGGCATTCCCGGCACTACAGAAACCGCAATCAATCGTTACAATGGGTGTTTGATTCTGAATAAAAATTGAGGAGTGGTCACATTGGCACTTTATTTTGCAAAAGCTTATCTTGTCGATCATGGCAAGATTGTTAAACCAGATGAAACATTGACTTTGGAAAAAGTACAGGCGGACAAGCTTGGTGAAAAGGTAAAGACGGCCACAGTTGCAGACCTTTCTAAGTTCAAACTGACTGATCTGCAGGCGATCGCAAAGGCTGGCAATGTTCAGGGTTACTCTGCTCTGAACAAAGATCAGTTGGTTGCAAAGTTGACCGGAACAGAGGTTCCAAAGGAAGAGAAAGAAGAAGTGACGGGCAAAGATCCTGCCGCTGAATCTGCAGAACCAAAAGCCTGATTAGAAAGCAGGTGATCACATGGATTTTAATTCCGTGGACCAGTATTTAAACAAGATGCACTTTGCTGATCTGTATAAGGCACTTGATCCTGACGGGCAACAGTCAATCATTTTTGAAGCCACTGAACTACTGAAAGATAAGTTCAGAGAATCACTTCTTACTGATCGGATTGTCGCCCTGCAGGTGAATTACATGCTTGAGGGTGAGAGTGAGGAATATGAGAAGCTGCGCCGGCATGGGATCACTGGGCTGTCTGCCAAAGACGTTTCAGTCAGCTTTGGTGAACAGAACGGTACAGCAACCGCGTATTCGCCGATCTGTCCTGATGTGCAGTCTCTGATTGGTAAGAACCGTGCAAGCGTAGGTGAGATCATATGAGACCGCCTATGCCGAAGTTAGCTGACGGTGTATTGACGCTCAAACAGCCGCAGAGAGATGGGAACGGCGAGCCAATGACTGATGATTACGCAAATCCATTAACAGTGGATCTACCTATCAAACAGGCTCGAATCCGACAGTCTACGAAGTTTATTCAAGCGAGAGACGGCCAGCAACATAAGTGTGTATTAGAGATTGATTTTCCACCCGAGATAGTGAT